TCACAATTCTCTGAAATCCACTTTACTAACTCAGCGTTGCTCAATCCAAACACCTCAAAATCCGCCGCCTGGCCTTTTGCGTGCTGTGAATTTTTGCTTGAGCCAATTGCTTCGCATAAATCTGGACTACGATACCCGCTAGATATGGTAACTACTTTACCATAATGGTCTCTAACCTTTTGTAGTACATTTTCACACAATGCTTTTAAAGCATTCATATGGTCTTCGCTAGGGTTATTATTAATACCTTTACGAATAGCCGTTTGTGAAGCAGTCATTTCTTTAAGACTAAAATTAGGACTTAATTTCATTTAGTTTTTCCTTTGCTTTTAATTTAAGTTTCTTTGCCTCTTTTAACAATTGCCAAGAAACGCTACCTCTATCTACTCTACGTTTCTGTTCTAAAATTTCAACTTCTCTTTTCATTTCTTTGTGTTGTTCTTTTAGGTTCATATATTATCCTCTTGTTATTTTTAGCAACTTTTCTATTTGTGCCTTAATTATTGGCGTTCTATTTGGCCAATGTATATAAGGTTCATCACTCTTCATTAAATTGTAAAGAAATGGTAATATTAATTTCTCTACATCTTTAAATCTTGTTTTAACATCTTCATCACTTATCTCTTTTGATACTGATTCTTTATCAGCAACGATTTGCATAACCTCATTCATCATAGATTTTATGTCTCTAACATCTGATTTTACCTTTGATAGTTCTAAATTTGAATTCTCTACCAATTTAGGGTCAATACTTGGTTCGCTTTTAGGTATCTCTCTAACTGGTGTTATACCCCAATCATCATCAATATCAAAACCACGCATATAATCTGGTATATCTTTTGCCATTATTTTTTCCTTTTTTTACGGTGCTTTTCTAAAACTTGTTTGGTTTTTAATTGTTTGATTGTTTTTTTGCCGTACCTATCTGCTAGAGCACTTTGTGGATGTGCCTCTGCAATTCTTGATAAGTTATCTTTCCAACCGGAATCATTTTTCATTCCTCCTGTACCGCTAACTATATTTATTGATTTGATAACTTGTTTTATGTGCGGATTTTGTTCTAAATATGTTTCTCTATCTGACATTGACATATATTCATCATACACCTTTCCTGTCTTTTTATTTTCAAAAGTGTATGTTGGCATTAACTATTACTCTTTAATGGGTCTTTATAAACAAAATACTTATCTAGCATTTGTAATTGGTCATCATACTCAGCAATCACTTTTAACTCTTTTTCAATTTCAGTTAAAATATCGCCGTGTTCACCAATACCTACTGGTTTTTGCATAAGCACTTCAACATTAGTTTTATGCTTTTCAATATGACCTTCAGCGTGTTTTCTTACTGCTTCAACTATTTGACTTCGCATTTTTTTTCTCCTTCAATATTCTACCATAATTTGGCCATCCAAATTTATCTGGTGATTCACCTACATAACGCCATCTTATAACGCCTGTGTTAGGATTTCTTTCGTAAATTTTATGTTTAGATGTATTGCTCTTCTTCATTGCCATAAATTTTACCTTCTTTGTACCACTCTGGTACTTTTGCTGGACTTTTCCAAGTAGCAAATCTTTTCTTCTCTAGTATATAGTAATTTCTATAACTAGCTACAGCGTCACCATCAACTTTACAATATTCAGGCATTGCTGGTTGTGGGTCTGTTGCAATCTTATTTATTTTTGCATTTTTAGGTGGGTGTCTTAACAACTCACCTAGTTTTTGAATTGTAATATGGTCGTCTGTATGATTATACCTTTTTTTATATTCTTCATTCAAAGCCATCATATGTTTATACAACCACATATAATTATAAGCAGACTCAAATAACCATATTGTGCTAGGGTGTTTTACCCAACCTGCTTTGTATAGTAAGGCGTCTATATTTTTATTAGGGTGTTTCCACCTTTTTATTCTACGACCATTGGCAGTTTTATCATACCACTCTGTACCATCTTGTACTCTATGGCAAGTAGATAATAATTGTGCCGACTCTAAAATCATTTTGACTACGTGTTTATCACAACTCATTTGAGCTGCAATCACCGGGTCTTTATGCAAATAAAATATATTCATTAGTGTATTGCCTTTCTAAAATAGTCCATCTTATCATACTTCTCACATAATGCTTTAAAAGTATTATACCAAAAGTTTTTACCCCAATCAGTATTTGCTTTCTTACATCTATCTTCAGCGTTTCTAATACGCCTCATCTGTAAATCAGGATGGATTATTTTATTAATATCATCTGTCATAATCATAGTTCATTATACCTCATAATATAGTTATTGTCAAGCGTTATTTACCTGCATTGGCACCATTAGTGATAATGGTTCTCATCAACGTGAATTTAGGGTCTTTCCAATCAACCACTTTCTCACATTTTGTTGTCCAAGGGCTGTGATTAATACAGGTTGTTTTTACACAACCCATTAATACACTACTTATTGCTAGTAGGATTAATATTCGGGTCATTCCACTCCATAATCTGGTCTAGTTTGATTCGTATTGCGTCAGGATCCAGACCTAAATCCTGAAGTTCTTTAGTTCCCATTTTTCTAAAAAAATCTTCATAGTCTCTATTCTTTAAATCTCTTTTACCTAATTTACCAAAAAAGTCTTTATAAACTTTTTGCTTATCTCGGTAGTCTTTCGCTCTAGCTTTTGCATTAGCGGCTTCTTTTTGCCAATCTTTTTGGCGTTTTGCATTTTTCTTTTCTTCGTCTTCAATTTTCTTTTTCTCTGCTCTGGCATTTTTCCAAGTCCTTAATGATATGTTAGCAGCTATCAATAGTAATACTGCTAATGGGTCAAATACAAATATTAAAACCAATATGGCGTATCTTACTGCCTCATCAAAGTGGTCTTTTGCGTCATCACCATAAATTAATTCTGCAATATATTTTAGTGGACCAACCTCTGCCTCTATCTTTTGTTGGTCTAATTCTATTGTAGATTTTTCTTTATATAATTCTGCAATCTTATTTGTACTAGTTTTAATTTCTAGTTTTAATAATTCTCTTTCTTCTTCTTGTTTTCTTCTCTCTCTTAAACCTCTTGTTGCATATTCATTATTTAAATATACTTCAATTGATTTATCTAATTGTAATAAAGTTTTTTCTGCTCGTTGTATATTACGTTCTTCTTGTTGTATTTGTTTATCAATCAAACTTGTTTGTATTGTAAAGTTTGCTTGTGGTTGTACACTATCAAGGTGTGCTTTTGATAAGAAACCAAAAATACCCATTGACGTTATAAAAATTAAAACTATAACTGCCGTTGTTAAGTATGCTTTTATAGTTTTAGGTACTAATTCATTACGCCAATTATTATATAACCAACTGGCCGCTACCAATTTACCAACTTCTAGGGCACTTCCCATAGCAATAATTGGTACATATGCACCGGCAAATATCGTTGCAAGACCTATAATTGAATAGCCAGCGGCTATAACAGATATAGATATCGCCGATAAAAATGTTAATAGTATTATAAACATAATTCTATTTATTACTCTTTAGATGATTGTACTTTTTCTATCTTTGACATCATATTAATAACTCTTTCAGCATAATCTGTTGTTGTAGAAAATGCCTTTAAAGTTTTAATAAGTTTTTTTGAATCTAACTTTTGGTTTTTTGCCCACATAGCCGCTCTCATTTTCCTGAAGTCTTCATATGCTGGGTGTTCATTCAATAATCTAATATATTCTTTTACTGAATCACATTTAGTTTCAAATACTCTCACACCCCAACCTTGCCATTTTTCTATGCCTAATGGTAATAGGTGTGGTGCTGTTGATTTAAATACTCTGATACCAAATAAATTGTTTGCCTCTTTTGCAAATCTTGACATACCCCAACCAGATTCTAATACTGCTTGACCAACTAACATTTCTATTGGCACTCTTTTATCAACTGGTGTTGTAAAATTTAAATAGTCAACACAATAACCAAGTTCTTTTACAAACTCTTTTTTGTTTTTGTATCTCATTTCTTTTGATACTAAACCTAAATTTTGTGCCCATATTGTATGCTCTTGTCTTAATTGTTCATTTGCCCATTTTTTAGCAATCGGGTTAGGATAAAATGTACCGGCACCATATACTATTGCTAATACTAAAACAGACCATAATACTCTTTTAGTCCACATCCAAAGTTTTGAATAAGGAAATTCTGATATTTCTTTTTTTATTTTTTTTACCATACTACCTCTTTATTGCGTAATATTCATAACCCAATATAGTGGACGCCTTTTGTTCACCATACTCTGACCAAGTACCAACTTCTATTGGTTTCATACGTTTCTGTACGAACACAACATTTGGATTATTGTTCATAATCTTTGCCATTTTTTTAAATATTTTTTCTGATTGTTTTTCGGTAAAATTAGCCGCTACATCTGTAGCCCAATTACCAGTATAGTAGCATAGTTTTTTTTCTTTGCTATCTTCAAACTTTTCTAGTTTGATAGGCACATTATTGATAATGTGCTTTAGATGATGGTCTAGTTCTTTTGTCTTTCTCATTATATAGTTTTCCTCTCACTTGTTATAACCCTAAACCAAGGGTTTTGGCCTTCTTCTCAAACGACCAAAACAACTCGTTGTGGTTTCCTGTGTCGCCCAAATTTTGCATTTGATATAGGTGTACCATTTCGTGGCACAACGTATCAAGAAAGTATTGAAAATTAGGATACTTTGGTAACATTTCAAGATGGTATCTTCTAGTACCTTTTCTCTTCCACTCCAATATGTTGACTTGACCGACACATTTTTGTCTCGCCAAGTTCTTGATTTCAACTTCGTTAAATGGTGATAATTTGCCACCAAACATTCCTTCGTTGATGACTTTAAAATATTTTTTGATTGCTTTGTAGGTAGTTTTATATTGTCTCTCGCCAGAAGCATTTACACCTCTTTTGATGAGTTTTTTGACTTTGAGTTTTTTACTTGTAAGTTTTGGCATATGTTATTTACATTCATAGGAGCTACCTTCAAGTAATTTACATTTATATACTCTATCAGATTCTTGTCTCAATTCTGAAGCAATACCTTCAAGAATATAGGGTAAATGTTTTTGTATAACAAGACTCATTTCTGTAGCAAAGTTGTATGCCAACTTATGCATTTCTGCCTCTAGTACAGAGGTGTCAACAGAACCGCCATTCACTTTTGTTTGTATGATATGACCTATAACCGCTGTGTTATACTCATTTGCGTCTGCTCTTGTAGCGTTAAATATGGCATAAGACCATATATAAAACACAAAGAACATAAAAATCAACTTTTTCATAATGTATTTCTCCTATATCAATATTTATAGGGTCAGTATATACCACCGGTGCGATAAAGTCAAGCGCTTTTTTATCAATAAAATCAACGTTTTTTGTGAAAAATGTTCTATTTTTGTTCTGGTTTTACAAAATTATCGTTCCAACCAAACGCTTCTTTTACAACTGATTCACTTAAACCTTTGTATACCTTATTTAATTTCTTATCTTTCATATTTAATAAGACTTCCGCCTCTTCTTTATGAAGACCCTCTAATATTTGAATATACATAGTTTCTTTTTGTGTTTTCGTGGTCTCGGCGTCTGCACCCTCTACAAAATGCCACAATCTTTTTGCTTCATTCTCTAATAGAGTGTGTTCAGTACCTTTTGGTGCTTCGTTTGCCATATATGGTGGTGTACCAGTAGGCAATGCCCATTTAATATTAGGGTCAAATGCACCTTTTAAAACCATTCTCAAAGCAGATGAGTCATTATCTTTTAAGACCTGTATCTTCTTTGTTTTATCTTTAGCGTTATTAACTTTAGTTAGAATTTCTGAAATCAACAATTGTCCAGAGCCAACGTATCCTTGTCCTGAATCCATTGCCGCTTTAGGCATAATACCTAATTTTGATTGATGTTCCATAATTTGTTTATCGTTTTCTGCCATAATTTTCTCCAATTCGTATTCCTATTTATACTTCTTTAAATACTTCTTTTTGTACCATTTGTAAAATGCCTTATCTGTAAAGATTTCTGCTATTTCTGAAGCAGGTACTTGGTCACTTCTAATACAATCTGCTAATGATTGATACTCATACGTATCAATTTTTCTGGTCATTGGTTTATTTTTAACTGATTCTGCTAGTGTCATAACTAATCTGTCATTTTTTTCCAAGTTGTGTGTAGTAAATAAAACCATATACCATTTATTGTTGGTTCAATTAATGCAACAGCGCCTGCTTCCCATAAACTAGCACCTGTCATTACAGATACCACGGTCATTGCAATTACAATATGACCTAATGTATATATAATCGCCAAGGTAACAGATGACCCTTTAATTAGGGTCTTCAATGCATTAAATATTCCTTCATTAAACTCACTCATTTATAACTCGCATATACCACAAAGACTAAACACATTACAAAACAAATTGCAAGTGTATGATTACCTAGATTCCATAAACTTGTACCAACGGTACTTGGATTTTTAGGGTCAATCATTGCCTCTTTTGTAGTAAGTTTTTTCTTTTGTAATTTAGGACCTTGTATAATATCATTACCATATTGGTCTTCGGTCTCAAATAATTGTGGTTGTTCCATTATAATTTTCTGACTATGTGTTTTCTTAATTCTTTTACAAAAAACTCTAATTTATCTATTAATGATATTAAACTAGGGTCTGTAATATATTTTGCTCTGTCTCTTAATTCATCATATTCTTTTACAGATATACGAACCATTGGACTTAAATCTCTACTTGATTCATTTTCCCAGGTCTTATCTGTTTCGTGTGTATCTATATCTTTTTCACTCATAAAAACCTTTTTGTTACCAAATATGAAAACAGGGGCCACATAGGGCCCCTGTCTCCTATCGTTTAATTATGCCGAATAAGCAGTTTGCTTACCGAACACAGCATTGATACCAGCCGCTATGATAGCTTTGCTTGGTGTACCAACTCTGTAAGAAACGCCTTTTGAAGACCTATTTTCATAAATCATCATTCCTTCGTTTCTTAATTTCATCACCATAGAAGCAGGTGATTTAAGGTCGTATGTGTTTCTCAAAGATTTCCAAGAAACTTCCGTACCTCTGTTGAAAAGGTTTCTTACCTTTTCAGTTTTTGATAGCTTAGTTCTAGCCATTGTTGTATCTCCTTCATTAAAGATATTATTTAAAAAGTTAAACATTATTGTTTACCTTACCTTTCTCTAGTGTTATGGTCACCACACCATTCAGAGTACATAGCGAACATTTGTTGTATGCCCTCCAGAATTTTTTAATCATCAAGGTCAAAGTCTGGTTCAAACAGGTCTCCGCCTTCTCTTAAATAATCTAATTCTTTTTTTATGTCTTTAGATAATCCAGTTCTAGGTTTTGTTGGTTTATCTAAAAACATATCATAAGTTATTTTAGCAGTTCTAAAATTGCCATCTTTATTTACTTTTAAGTCTACCATTTTTTCACCAAGTAATTGTGCTGGGTGTGGCATTCCAAAATCTCTATAAACTAAACCTCTTATTGTGTCAATCACTATTGCAAGGTCCTTTGTGAAAGTTTGTGCATTTGTTTTTATTCCTGCGTCAACAAATTTCTTTAGTAAATCAAAACCAATATCGTCTGTTAAAGATTCTACAAAGTCTTTTGTTTGTTGTTTCTTAATCTCTTCAGAAAACTTTGATTGTTGTTTCTCACCAACTGGTACTTTTCTTTTAATCTTGTTGGTTGGAAATAAAATAACATTGTCGTTATCATTCACTTATAATTTCTCCCTTGAAATTAACTTTTTTTTTATCAGCAAAGTGTTCAACTAATTGATTGTATCCGCCAATCAGTTTACCATCAATTTTAATTTGTGGCATAGTTCTAACATTTTTACCAATGTCATCAATCATTTTACCAGGGTCACCTGCAAAAGTTCCCTCTAGTGTCTTCTCTTCGTATTCAAGACCAAGGCCTTTTATCAAGGCCTTTGCCTTCGTGCAATAGACACAATTAGTTTTGCTGTATACCGTTATTGTCATTAGTTTGCTCTAATACTTTTTTAAAAGCGATATCAGCTTTTTCTTTTACATTATAAGCATCCATAGCCTGCTCAATCGTGTAATTATACATTTTATTATATTCGCCAAGTGGTAGTCTCATACCAATCCACGCTCTATAATAACCATTCTTTGTCAAGGTAACGTCTTGTTTCCATATCTCATAACCTCTGACAGGTGTATTTTTGATAATGTTAATCAACGTTGACTCAACTTCGGTCACGGTTGTTTTACTATGAGTCTTACCTAATTCGGTAATAAACTGCTTAGATTGTTTGTTCATTTCACCTGCAACGATATCAGCGATTTCTGATTTCGCCTGCATTTTAGCTTTCTCTATTGCAAGTTGAAGGTCTGGTGAAACAGATGTAGCAACACCAAATAGACATAACTTATCTTTGCCTTTACCAATTATAGAAGTATCACAAGCTTTTCGTTCAGAAAAGTCTGCCATATACCATTTTGGTACTTGGTTCATTGTTTTTCCGTTTTCAGATTTAATTTTGTAAGTACCACCAGCACAGGCATTCAACATCAACGCAACTGCTAAAGCACCTACAATTTTCACTTTGTTTTTCATCATTTTATTTTACTCTCCTGTACATCATATACTAAACTTTGTAAAAAGTCAAGCGTGGTTTGAACGTATCCTAACGCCTGGTCACTTGATACATCATATATTATAATGAGTGCAAGAGCAACTATGATTAAATTTCTAATCATACTACTTTACCTCCCATTTTCCGTTAGATTTGAGACACATTTCACCATATGATTTAAAGGCGTGTGTCGGCCTACTATATTTTCGGCAGTAATTTGGGTTATTAATGTCGTGATAATAGAACATAGCAAAAAGTTCCCAATAACTAGGACCATCAAACTTCTTCCTACCATCAGCACATTCCATAACCTCTTCTTTTATTATCGTATCACCTTTTTGTTTGATGATAACTTTAATAAAGCAGTATTGACCTCCTGTCTCGTCAGGATTCAGGGGTTTAATTTTTTGATGATACACAGCGGTATCATTATTAACTTGGTCTATTCGTTCTAATATATCTTCTACTTTTGATATATTAACTTTACTTACTGGATAAACTTTACCAGATAAATCGCCATTCTCATTAGCGACAGCAACTTTGGTCACTAATAGAAATATAATTAGTATAAAAGTCCAGACCAGGTACTTTCTACTATTTTCAAAGGGGTCAAACATTCACAACTCCTAATTTTTTTAGACTATCATCAATTTCAAAAATCTGTTCATCAATGTGGTCTAGTTTTTCTTGACTCATTGTCAATTCTTTTTCGTTCTCTAATTCTTCTTTTTCTTTTTTTAATCTTTCAACAACTTCACTCATTACGGTTTCCTAATCCATTGACCATCAGGCATTTGACAAGCAGTACCAAATACAACTTCTCTATTAACACCGCCTACACCAATTAACGGCCAACTATTTGTAATATCAATTGTGTGGTCGTATTCTTTACACTTCAACGGCCCCTGTGTGTATGATTTTGTTATGTGAATTATACCAGAATTACCAGTTTTTGCATTGTACCAGTTTGTATAACTTGAACCATTGCCACTTGTATTTAAATGGTCTACAAATACTGCGTTGTGTACATCTTTATCTGAATTGTATAATAGTTCAGCACCAATGAAAGCACCTGTTATAGCACAAGCGCCAATAGCATATGGGTCGGTAACACCACTACTAGCACATAAAGCTGTTGTAGATGTTCCAGCAGAAATAGCACCAACGTGTGTTCTATTTACCGTGCTACTACAATTTGTTAATGTCAACACCATTATAATCATAATGGTTATCTTTGTCAATGTGTTTTTCATAATCATTTATATTCTCAAAAAATTCATAGTTAACTTTACCCTTAGCAACTAAAAGTGAGTCTGCTTGTATATTCTCAACTTTATCTCTCACCAATGGGTCAGACGGCGGAGTTTTTCTTAAATCATCCGCCATCTTCTTGATAGAATCTATCTTATCACAAAATTGTTTTATATTATGCATTAATCTAAATTCAAATTACTAAAGAAACCACTTAATTTGTTTTTTGTAGAAACAAATTGTGCTTTCATATCTGCCCAAGACTCTGCTTGGTACTCTTTTGTTTTTTCCCACTCACTTTTACCAAATTCAGAAACAGCACTAGGTATATTTACAATAGCGTCTTTAAATTCGGTAGGCGTAATAGACTTCTCGTCTGCTTTCGCTTTGTTAAGTTCTAAAGAAACAAGTATAAAAGCGGCCAATAAAACTACGCCAAACATTAATACTCTTTCCCAAACTTTCTTTATTACTTTATCCACAATTTCCTCCACTTGTTGGTCTGTTAGATAATTACTCACCTAAACCTCTTTCAGCTTTCTTCTCTGCTAATTCAAGTTCAGATATTCTCATTTTTTCGGCATATGACATACCAAAAACTGATTGATAAAAATGGTCAATCGGACTAGGACTTGACCAGGCTTCTAATAGTTTTTCAAAATTCACATCTACGTTAGAATAGTATTGTGGTTTTTCTTTCTTTAATTTTATATGGTCTTTG